AATGCCTCGGGCAGTAGTATATGTAAAATCTCCGCCGCTGATTTCAGAGTCTAAATATTGCTGGTTTGGTCTAAAACTACCATCGCTGGTACTCTTACGGAAGATAATAGTATCTCCGCTGTTTACATCTACGTATGCAGGAATGACTATAGGAGTATCAGTGCTTCCGTCTCCTACAAATGTCTGCATCTGTGCATCTGGATTTGTAATTTCATCGGTTGCATTTAATGTTGCTAACTTTGCGGCAACATCAAGAGTTTTGTTAGCCACTTGTACTTGTTTGGCTGTTAGTAATGCTTCTGCATCGTCTAGTTCGCCTTGGGCAATGGTCAAGTCTGAAATTAACTGTGTTTCCTGTGCTTGATTTTCTGCCAATGTAGTTTGTAAAGCAAAGTATAAAGGATCGCTTGGGGAGGTAATTTCTAACTGTGCTTGTAAGTCAGCAATAACTGCCTGTGTATCAATAAGCTCTTGTGTTAGAGAATTAACTGTTATTTCTTTAGCGTCTTTATCTGCTTGTAGAGCAATCTCTTCAGCAGTATAAACTTCTAATAATGCGGCTGCGGTATTATATGCAGTTTCGGCACTGGTGTAAACGTCATAATTAATGTCATCAATTCTTACACCATTAATATAAACGTTAATCTGTTCTCCATCTGCAGGAATATATGGCAGATTATAAGAACGTGTTGTACCATCTGATACAACTAAAAAGTCTGTATAATCTTCATCGAAGTCGTCCCAGCCAGCAGTAAACCATGGAAGTCCGTCCCAACCAGAACTTATTTCAAATCCTAGCCCTGTAATTTCAACGCCGCCGTAGTCAACTCCAGACATTAACTGTCCTAGGTCTTTACCAATCTGTCCTGTTATTGGACTATAGTAATATTGAATTCTATCTGCGGCTGTAAGAAGTCTTATATCTTTAGTATAAGTTACAGTAATATTAGAACTGCCAACTTCTGCCGCAGTAGATAACTCTAATATACCAATATAACGTGTATATCCTAACGAAGTATCTTTCTTATTATAAACTGTAAAATCACTAGACAATAATTCTTCGTTAGATACTGTTACCGCAGTCTTGTTTGTTCTAATATCAATAGGCCAGTTTAACTGGAACAATGTTCTAGATCCTGTACCATCGAATGTCTGCGACATTGTAATAGAACTTACTTGATACTCCGGAATAATTCTGTCAAATTTAACACCAATGGTGTTTGTTCTTGTAACGCCTTCTCCAAGAATTGCTGTAGCCTTGGCTGTTACTCCGCTTGCGCCAACTGATCCGCTAATAACTATAGTAGGTGTAGTTAGGTAACCTTCTCCTTTAGTTTCTACTGCAATCTTTGTTACTGATCCTTGTGAAATATACGCTTTAGCAGTGGCTTTAGTTTTGCACACACCAACTACTTCAACAGCAGGTGCGGCTTGGTATCCTGAGCCACCGTCAACAACAACAATTTCTGTAACACGATATCCAGCATGATCTAACCAATCACTGTATGGTGCATTTAATATTGCAGATGAGTTATATGTAATTACAGAATTATTGACTTTTACATCAAACGGAAGAATTTTTCCTTCTTCAGTATCATAACGTGCTGGAAGGTCAAAGTCTGTAGTTCCTGTATATGTATTATCAGTTGCTGTGTAATTGCTGATAAATTCTCTAACTTTAGTTCTGTAAGGTTTTACTTCATTAATGTATTCTTCGTAACTAGCAAGATTGTCATTTTTATAATTAACTTTTTGTTTTAATTCGCCAAGGTTGTGTTGACTCTTAACGAACGAAGTCTTAAATGCCCAATCAACAAATGTTTGTTCTGAGAATACGTAACGCAGACTTGCAAAGAATAACTTATTATACTCTACTTCTAAATCGTCTATTAATAAATTATTTTTAATGACATCGAGAATAATTCTTAATTCTTCTTTTGGTTCGTCGTCGTATACATCGCCATCATAGGTAAAACTATCAAATCCAATATTACTATTTGTAAACTTGTACAAATTACTATTGAATTGGATTGTTCCGTTTTGACGACCTACTGTTGTGTAATTTAAAGAAATGTTATCTGTAACTAGTGTATTAATTCTTTCTAAAAGAATCCAACCACCAGATTTTTCATTTTTAATTTTTACTAAATCGCCTACAGCAATATCTATGAAACTCATTTCATATGAGAAGTCAACTAAATGGTCAACTTTAGTAAATGCGCTGTAGCCATCGGCATACCAGTCGGCATAATCCCAATGCTTGGTTACATCATAAATTTGAGTTTTTGATCTGAACCAGTCGCCTTTGACACTATCCCAAATGTATAAACTCCATTTATTAGCCGCTGTTTCATCATTGTTGACTAAAATTGTAAATGGTCTAATATACAATGTAGTAGAATCTAAATAATCTCGGCCAAAGTTATCAACTGTTACACCAGTAACTTCGCCAATAGTGTTAATCTTTGCTGTTAATTTTACGCCAGTGCCTGCACCATTAACTATAATTTCTGGAGCAATTTTATATCCACGGCCTGGATTTGTAACTACAACACGTACAATCTTTCCTGCTTCTACTACCGGAACAGCAGTGGCTTGAATAAATCCTGTAGAGCCAACAAAACGTATTTGACTTTGACTGTCGATTGCAATATCGTACTTTCCTGATAATTCAGTCGGAGGTTCTTCTTTAGAGTTTAATGCTGTAAAATCAAAGTCGTCAATAATTGCACGTTGTATTAATACAGAGTTAACACGCTCTATAAATTGTTTTAGAGCTTCAAGTCTGTTAACAAACATACCTTGACGAGGTTTGTTTAGAATACCGTATTTCAATTTAGCAGGCAATCTAGGATCTGGCACTTCTGCGCCGTTGATATCGTAACCGATTAAACTGTCAAACCATTTCTGTTCAACATACTTGTTAAGTTTTTTATTAGTGTTTCCTTCTGCTAATAACTGATAATGTGCATGAATATTGTTTTCAGTATTATTCACTGTCCAGTAACGAACATTTAGTGCAACATCTTTGCCTGTGATTAATCCTTTGCAGTTCACTAATGCAAATTGATTTTTACCTAATAAAGTAGCATACTGAATGCCCTGACCTTTAGGATTGGATATTAAATTTGCAACATCGCTGGCAGACGTTTTTCTAAAGGTAACGTCAGGTACTGTAGTTTTATTTTTAACCCAGAAATAATAAGTGTTGGTAAATGTTTTGCTTATAGTATCATATTTTTGTTTAATACTGTATGCAAGGTCGCCGTACTTAGATGTTCCGCTAATACCTAATGCTAGTCCAGTTTCAGTATCTGCTAACGAATCCCATTCGCTCGGTGTGTATTCAGATTCTACCCATTCGTAGATATCCACAGTGGAATCATTGTAGACATTATTCCAAGTGTTGGCTTTATATACAATAGATCCTTGTAGGGGATTAGCAAATTTAATAGTGCTGAGATCCCACCATAATTTACCAACATGAGGTGTTGTCCATCCCATTAGTAAATCTACTACTACAGATTCTACACCAACTGTATATATTGCTGGATCGTAGTATGTTTTGAATGTTAATTCTTGTTCAGCGATTCCTAAAATCTTTCCTGTAATTGGATCGATAAAATCTAAGTTGGCAACTACGCTGTTTGTTCTTGTATTATATAAGAACAATGATTTAATCTTAGATAAGTTAACACTAGGTTCCGGTTCGCGGAACTTAGTCCAAGATTTAGTGCTTCCAGAAAACTCATGGAATGATCCGTTAATCGATGTTTGATCGTTAATATAAATTTTTCTTGCTACAACAAACGCATCGCCGTAGTTAATTCCAGAAACTGCTGTTGGTTCTAATTCGTCGCCGATTAAGAACTTGGCGTCGTATTTTTCATAAACACGAACACTGCCAGTAAATTCTTGTTCTTCGATAAATGTAGTTACATTTAAATCAAATGTTGTTTCGCCGGAGTCAATTATTGTTTCAATTGTTTGACTACCACCGTAACTATAAATTACTAATCTATCATTGTCTAGATTAAATCTTACTCTATATCCAAATTTTTCACTGTCTTGGTTTAGCGGACTTGTAATAAAATCATCAGCAACGTATGTTGAAGCATTTAATTTGAATAGTGCAACTGCTCCTTGATTAGATGCTACGCCTGAATACCCTGGTACACCAACAGCAACAAAAGTTGAATCTTTTGTAATTGCTACAGATGTGCCAAAATTACTACCTGTTTCTAAAACTTCTAGTGATGTAAAATCGCTAACATTGATTTCTTGTACTGTTGTAAAGGCTGTTCCTGCTAAACGAACAACTAAAACAGATTCGTCATTTTTAGATATTGCTACAATATTGCTCGAACTAATATCTATGTCAGTTATACTAATACCTGTTGGTAGAGTTAGTGTTGCTAGGAAAGTGTTTGTTGTTAAGTTATACGCAGACACGGCTGCTGGAACTGAAGATCCATTGCCTTTAGAAACAATGTATAATACATTTCCATTTACCTGTATCTTCTGTCCAAAATATTGGAACTGTGTTGGTGTAGCACTTTGAATTACTCTTGTAAATTCGTAACTGCCGTAGATATTTTTTGTGTACTGTGCCACATAACCAATATCCACTTCTGTAATGATTGGAGGATCTGTTGGTAGAGCACCTGGTTCAGATGTAATACCGTAACGCGGTGCGCCTACAAATAAGTAAGATCCGTCGGCATTAAAGCATAAACTATCACCGAAACTTCCGTTAGTGTCGGTAAATGTTTCTGTCGATAATGGGAAAATAGAATCCTGGAACGCCCATCCAAATGTCGATGTAGGTCTGCTGTAGAACAAAACTGCATTTGTTGATGTTGCTGCCAATACTGTTTCTGTGTTATCAACCGCAATAACTTTTCCAAAATAATTTTCTTCACTAGTGATTTTTGTGCTAGTGTATGTTTTAGCAAACTTCCAGACACTCCAAGCATTGTTGACTCCGTCTGTCCATACTATTTCATTATTTTTCTTAGCAGAAACAGGCAAGGAATTTAAATCGTTAATTGACGATAGTCGTTGTGGAGTAAATTTAAACAAATTAATGTTTAAAAATAAATTAATTTCTGCAATTGCCGCAGTATCTAAATTAGCAGGCATGGTTATTTCAAACCAGTTTAAGCCTGTATCTAATACTTGTTTAATGCCTTCTAACGAAGCATTAGTATTATTAATTCCAATATAAGATCCAACTTCTATATCTACAGGTAGTTTAGTATTAAGAGTAATTCTTAAGTTAGTACCTTCTGATACACTCTTAACAGACTTAGCGAAATTAGTAAATCTATAAACATTCCAAGAACTGTTATCAAATCCTAACCAGAAATATGTACCTTCTACAAGATTTTTAATATTGTAGTTGGCGAATTCATCTTTAGAAGAAATAATGTAGTCAACGTCTTCATAGTTAACATAGCCCGCAGTTCTAATATATTCTTTCTGAGATGCTAGTACTGGGAACGGCTCGTGTGTATAGTCGTCAGGTTTTAAGTAAACTTGATCCTGAGTAATTCTATAAACAAAATCGTTCACTCCAAACGGAACTGCATTTACTAATTCAATTGGCTGTGGGTTAATTAAGAATTTTTCTTCATTAAGAATATATTCTACTTCCTCGTAGCCACCGCTGGCACCGTATTGTCCTAAGCGAATTGCCCACTCTTCAAAGAATTCTAAACTATCTGTGTTTGCATAGTTTAGTGCGTCAAACAATTTAGATAAACTGTTTTGTGTACCCTTTTCTTGAATCATACCTTGATAGAACTTGTACTGACTTACATCATCATTAATAATATTCTCAAGGTATTGGCGCTTTTGATAGCCGATTAAATGTTGAGCAAACTTTTGTTGGTCAACATCAAAACTATCTGTATCTAAATCATAAAAATCTTCAAACTGTGTAGCACGATAATCCCAGTTAGGAATTAATTTACTTTGTGGTCTTCCATCTAGTCTGTACCAATTATTGTCGTCAAACAATTCTGTACCTGGAACATTTGTTCTGGCACTATAATAAAATTCTTTGTATTTTACAGTTTCACCTAAGGCATAGTCTTTCCATGCTGTCCATTCTGAAACAACTGCACGGTCGTAGACAAACCCTGGAATACTAAAGTCGCCTGTCCAGTCGCTAATTTTATATCCAACTACTTTAATACGTTCTTGTCTATAGCCCTGTACTTGATCGTAGATAATGTCATTAAAAATTGTAGTGTCATCTAAAATTAAAACGTGTTCTTTTTGTACAAGATTCAATGTAGCATGATATAAACCGTCTGCTGTATTTTTTGGTCGCAGACTAAAACTATTATTTTCACGAATGCTATTAGTAAAACTTGGTTCTAATTCTACGCCGTCTTGTTTGAATAGGCTATATTCATAGAAAGGATCGTAAATGCTGTCAACTACAGCATAATCTTGTCTGTAAATCAATTCTTCTGCGGCAGGACTTACAGTAATAATCGAACCTTCGGCCCAGTTTTGTGTAGTCCAAAACGCAAACTCTTTGGCACTGGTTTGCCAGTCTGTGACTGTTTTTAAATTAGGATTAAAATATTCAAATGTGAAACCTGCATCTGTTAGATATTTTCCGTAACCTAATAAGAAATCAACGACTTCTTGTACTGTTCTTAATTCTGCGCCGTAGTGTAATGTGCTTACAGATTTTTCAAAATTTCTTCTTATTACAATCTGACGTCCGCCAACAATTGGTAGATATGGCAGTTTAACAAAATACTTTGATTCAAATGCCGTAGTACTTGTATGCGCTACAGTAACTCTAAAATAGTTTTGATCTGTCTTAACAATTTGACCTTTGCTGTAGAATTTATTTGAATTCCAGTCAATATAAGTTTCAGAGATTCCGCCCACATTGATTATCGGGTCCGATACTGTATCCAGAGCTTTTTTATACTTAAATTCTGGTATAGATTTATCGTAACCTTTAATAACAAAGCCGCTGGTTGTTTTTTCAATAATTACACCGCTATAGTTAATAGTAGTAACTGGTGTGCTAGAGTTTAAAATAATGTTATAGTTTTCCTGAGGAATGAATACATTGCCTTCATTCAAAGGACTACGACTATCTAAAATTAATTTAAATTTTTCTTTAGTAGTAAAGCCGGCTAATTTGCTGGAAATTTTTACTTGTAAAGAAGTTAAGTCTGATTTAAAATTGTCAAGTATTGCAAACGATTTGCTAATACCATAGTCTGACAAATAGTTTACTAGTCCGCTGGTAAACACTCTTGTGCTGTCTTTAACAGTACTTGGGAATACCATATTTGTGGTATTAAATCTCAAGTTACCTGTAGGAAGTTTATAAACAATTTGTCCTGTTTGATCTCTGTACTGGCGAATTCTATCAAATCCTAAAGCAAACATTTTTGCAGGACGTAATAGAGTAAGTGCAGTAATTAAAGAAAATGCGTAATGACTGCTACGTCTCCACGCTGTTTCAATAGGTGTTTGATCGCCAAAAGTGAATTCTTTTTCTGTAAAGACTGAAACAAAATCTGAAACTAGTCCAACAGTTAGTGGGTCAATTAATTCTCCTGACGCATTAACAGGTACATATTTTAACAATTCAGGTCTAGCATATAAACTGTTTCGTGTTGGTAACTGACCCGGAGCTCTTACAAGGCCTTCTGCTAGGTCATTCCATAGTAATAAATTATCTTTAGTATAAGGTGCTGGACCGTAGGTAGTCTCCCACCATTTTGGTTTAATACTGAATCCTAACATCTCCCATGGATGTGTGTGCGGACGATCTGTATCGTAGAAATATTTGTATATTCCTCTCCAGAAACCTGGCAACGGATTTCCTTGCGGGTCAGCAAATGACTTATAGTTATAAGTAAACGGCTCGTTTCTATCAAAGAAACTGTGTTTAGTATAATCGTCGTTGATTAAACTAGTCCAGTTTAAGAACTCTTGTCTTAGTGTAGAATTCAATTCGTCAACAGTAATATCGGCATTTCTAAAATATCCAGTCATTAATGTATCAAGATTAAACAATTCTGGATTGTAACGAATTTTAATATTATTATAGATACGTGTTTCTAATTCTAGTAATAACTCGTCTCTAAATTCATTTGGCTCATCTGGTTTTGAAAATGCAACAGTAATACTACCGTCGTGACCTTGTATAACTTTTGTAGGAGTAACATAAGTGTTATCGACAAAAATCTTTGGTTCAAACAATGGATACAATCCTAACTTAGTAGGAGTCGGTGGAACACAACAGCCCGCAGTTTGATCGTATTGATAAATTTTTAATATATCGCCAGTTTGTATTGCAGATAATATTCTAACAAAACTTGTATTGACGAAAATGTAATCTCTGCCGTGCAGTAAAAGATCATCGTTGACATATACCATTACTGCTTTAGAACTTGCTTCGTCTAAATTAAAATCGAATGTCAGTGGATAATCAGTGAAGGAATTATCAATAACTTCTTGTTCATAGACAAAATTAACTCCAAACGGAACCATGTCGCTTAGATAAAATGGAGACTCGACTGTTTTATCTTTGGTTACTTCTTTAAGCACCAAATCTAAATGTGTACGAGTTATACCATCGTAACCATATGTAGTTGCAGTTCTAATTAAATTACGTTTGAATTTAGAATATTCGTCTCTGGCATAACGCAAACTCTTAATAATGTTAACGTTTTTATTTGTAAAACTATACATGATTGGTGCTAAAGGTCCAGAATGCTGAACTATCTGTGTACCATATCCTGATATGTTTCCTAGGTCGCGCAGATTACTAATGCCTGGAATGTTACCTTCAAACTTAACAAAATTTTCTGAAATAGTTTTTAAATGATTAGAAATTTGACCTAAGGTCAAATCTTCTAAACTTAAATTTTGCGGGTTGCTTTCAAGATTACTTGGGAATTTATAATATCCGATGTTATCTAATTTAGTAGCAGAAGACATTGTTTCTATAACTACAACATCGTCTACAGTTAAATCTGCGGTAAACTGAATGTAAGCAATACTATTTTGTCTGTAAATTTCATAATCTGTACGTTTCTTATTGTTAACAAAAACCTTAACATCTAAGTCGTCTAACATTCCGCTCTTTGCATAGACGTCAATAGGGAATAAATTTAACAAATCTGCCTGGACATTGATTTGTCGTATAACCGGTTGTTTTGTTTGAAACTCAGATTTGACCCATCCATTAACAAGTCTATAGTCTGAAAGACTATCATTAATTCGAAGATACCCTCGGTCAAGCACTCGTGTGATAAGTTCAACTTCGCCTTGATAGGTAAATGAATCTTTTTGTAAATTGAAGTCAAAAACAATATCTCCAATATTACCAATGTTTCTATAAGAAATATTTTGTGTTAAAATATTATCATATGTGTCGCCTGGCTGGTAACTAAAAACTTTAGATCCGATAAATGAAGAACCAATATAAGTTGTTCTATCTCCAAAACTTGTGGCGTTTACATCAACTACATCAAACAATGGTGCAACATTAACTGCTGTTTTGTCCTGACTCTCTACCCACGCACCACTAGAATAGTGGAACATTTTTCCTTTAAAATTGTCGCCGTCTGTAACTAGTACAGTTTCACCGTCAATAGGAGTAGTATCTGTTTCTTCTAATAGTGTAATTCTCTTAACACCAAGGTGTGTAATAAATCCAATTTTAAAAATACGACCATTTACAATGGCATCAGTATCAGCGGCAAACAGAACACGCATGCCTTCTAGTAATAATACACCGTCAATATTATAACCTATACTACCTTCAACAGTCGAAAACGCATCTTTAGTATACAAGTCAACTAAATCAACGCTACGCTTTGCCTGACGTCCAAAATTCCATAATTGTAAGTCTGGTTTAAATTCAATAATAGGTCGTTTAGCTCTAGCAGTCTGATCTATTTCAACAGGTTGATTATTATATGTTGCACTGGCTTCTATGACTGAACGATGGAACCAGCGGTTATATCTCGACCAGTGATTTCTATCTCTGCTTGCTCTGCTGATAGTGATATAATCTTTTTCCGCAGGATAGTTACTATTAACATCAAAACCTTGTGTATCAAAGTTTTCTGTATCAAATTCGATGTCGCTGTCTAAGGCAAAAGATGATGGAGTTTGTAAATCAAACTCTGCAATTAATCTAATTTTATCACCTACACCTTCAACATACCAGTTGTCTGTAGCATACTTCGCCGGAGTAACATTACCTATAAAATAAACTTTCATACCGTTGGACAACTCTGTTGTACCGTCAATATTATATGTTTTCTTTCCTAGTATTTCTTTTTCGACATCGATAAATGTATTCTCGGCAATATCATAAATTTTAAAGAATCCAGATGTATTAATATTGTTAGCACTAACGTAATATAATAAATCTGGTGCATCGTCTGGAACTGTAAAAGTAATAGTTCCCACTTCTACATAAGGAGTATCGCTGATAACCCCATCAGTGTAGATATAAGAATCGGCCATATCTCTGATTGTCTTAAATGCGATTGCATTACCTGGACAATTAATATCAAACTTATAAGTTTGACCTCTATACAATTTTAGACTTGGGTTGCGAGTTAATCCGTCTGGACTGAAAACATAGGCAATATTGTCAACATCGCTGACAGTAGTCACAGTATATGTGCTAATAATACTACGAGATTGTCCTTTAACTGCAATAGACTGCGGACCTTTTGGTAGCCAGTAATATTCTCTATAGTTAACAAATTTGTCCCAATCTATATTAGGATTCCAACTATAAAACTCTTGACTGTTAATCTTGCTATGGTCTACCGCAGAAGAATTAAAATATACAAGTTGGTTGATATAGTCGTTATAATCACTGAAGAATGTTACATTCTCTAAACTATCTTTGACAATAATTGCTGGCTCAAGTTGGTAGGCAGAACGTTCTACAGATATTTCATCAACATAGTTGTCCGAAGGCACATAGGCTTTGCTATTTTTTCTACCAATATACGCATTAATTTTATCAACATTGCCAACAGAAATTAACTGATCTAATGTTCCGTTTAAAAATTTCTGATTGGTACTAGTTCTAAAATATCTAGGTAAAAAATTAACCGCGCTTCTAGTTGTATCTGTACCGATTGGCAGACTTGGTTCTTTTTGATCTTTAGTAAATGCCATTTACTGTCCTTTAGTTACTTACTATGCCGTTTGCTGAAGTGGTGCTAGATGTTAGCACAACTCCTGTTGTGTTTAATCTTGCCGCTGTAATTTCTGAAATAATTTCAACATTATCTACAGACACAGAACTGGCAAATATTTCATCCGGATTTGCTTTAATTTCATAAAGACTGCCAAATGACAAGTTTTGATTTTTAGGAACTAAAACAATATTTGCAATTCTTGGACTCATTCTGTTCATGATATAGGTTGCTAATTCTCCAAAGTAGAATGTATCTCCAAAGTCCCAGTTATCTATAGAAAAGAATTCCTTAATTGCGCTAACAACTCCAGTCTTAATATCATTGTCGCTGACTACTAATGAACTATTTTTAACAACTTTAAATGTTGCCTGTAGACTAATATCTGCTTTAGATCCAAATAAATTTTTATATTTTACAGGATGATAGATTACTTCGTCGCTAATTGCTTTAATTTTTCCTAACTCTGCACCAAAATTAATGAATAGTGCATCACTGCTTGGAGGCAGTGGCTTGGTTGTTATGTCACCGTTTAGCCACAAGCGATATTGCGTGTCATAGTTTTTTGTTAACATGAATACATCAATAATATTTGTTGCTGCCGGATCTATTCTTGCACTTTCATCTGCGGCGTGTACGTATTGGAATTTTAACATGTCTCTGCCCACAAATGCTCTGTACTCTGTAGTGATTACAAAACTTACACTTTCTTTATAGAAAACTTTAACAACGTTTTCATCCATAATATAGATTAATTGTTGGTTGTCTAACAGATTGCTGTCTACTACACCCTGTGTCGTAAAAATTTTAATTAGATTATTTTCATTCTTAATATAATAGTAATCTGTTATACCATCGATACTAACTCTGCTCTTTTGAAAAATAAATTTTTGTTCTGGGTTAACATCTGGTGCAACAATAACATCAAAAATTTCTGGGTTGTCAACTACACCGTCTTCGTCCTGATCGTAAAAACTAATTGAAATCTTTTTACTATCGATGTAGCCGTCAGATCCTTTATATTCGTCAACAATTTCCCAATTAACATCTTGATTAATCGGTGTTGTGGCATCTGGTTCTGGGTTGATTCCTAATACAGAAATTTTGTCTCTAACAATTTTTCCTGTACTAGTGTCGTATACTTTGTCTGAACTATCAAAGAAAAATCTAATTTCTTTTTCGCTTTCAAAAACGTAGCGAGTGCCGCGACTTGTAACAGTATAAGTTTCACCGTTAGTTTCAAATAAAATAATCCAACTGGCGTCTAATTGTTGGTTACTTACATCTCCTGCTTTACCTAAACTAAAATCGTTTTTCTTATCGACGTTGGTGTCTGTAACAATTTTCCATGTAGTAAGATTAGCATCGTAACGTAAACCAAATTCTTTATTAGCAAATATTAAATCAACCATTCTGGTAATTACGCTAGATTCTAAACCTGTTACAAATTTAGGTAATATAGAATCTATGTATGATCCGGTAGCAATAACATCGTTAAGGATAACCGGTCCGGTTCCGTCAGTTAATTGTCCTGTATTTGAAGCAGTACCATCAGAAATAACATTAATTACTTTGCTCCAAATGTATGTTTTTGAATTTTCATCTGCCGCTGTTGCATCTATAATATTATTATCTGCATCAAATACTTTTCCTGTCGGTGGAATAAATTTTGCAAGGGCACCTGGAATTAAGTATCTCAAATTAGAACTGGTAAAAGATCCTAACTTCTTTGTGGCTGCATTTTCAATGTCGCCTACATAACCTGTAGACAAATTAACTGCATTAGTCTTTTGATAAAATGCACTATAATTAGGTGCTAGTGTAACTGTTGGATATCTGTCAAGATAAAAATCAATAGTTTTTCTAAGAGCAAGTATAGGCTCTATTTGATTTAATACTACATTTTCGATATCAGAACGTGTGCTTACGCTAAAGGTAAAAATATCTACTATCGGTTCTTTATAGATAACTCCATCTGTACCAAACAAATTAGTCGTGCTGTATTTTCCTGTAGAATCTTTTAGGTCAAAATAACGGCTAATACCACTGCTAACTCTGTTAACAGATTTAATTTTAACAACTTCTTGATTAACACTTAGTGGAAGAATATTATAATCTTCACCGGTGATCATTCGACTCTGTGTATAATAAGTTGCAGGAGCATTGTTTTTAATTTCGTCAGATGTTTCTGCAATAGTCGCATTAGTAACTGTATATTTTAATCCTAATGCAACGGTTACAACTTCCTTCTTTCCTGAGCGACTGATGTAAGGAATATCAATGGTAACGTTTTTAATATCTGCTGGATTAATAGAATAAGACTGTCCATTACTTGTTCTGTAATAAACTTTAAAATTACCTTGTGGTAAATTTCCAAAAGTTCCATCAGAAAAGATTAATCTAATACGATCCAATGAACGTGTAAGCACAGAGTAAACATCTCTAATATTCTTAGAAAGACTATTGTAAATGATGTTGTTGCCTTCAACAGAATCAACTTTAGTCCATAGTGTGGATTCAAAACCAATACTGTCAAGTCCGTATAACCACACGTCTGTGTTGTTTACGTTAGGACTGTCAATGTCTAATGTTTCACTAGTGCTTGGTCGTTCAATTGTAAATGTACTTTCTTGTAATGTACCTTGACGGAAATGTACAAAGAAACCTGTGTTACTACTAGGAGGACCGCCGCCATCATCTCTGTATAAGAATGCTAGACTGTTTGTTGGAAACGGAGGTTCTTCATAGATAAAGTTTGCTCCAGAAAATGATGTAGATACTACTTCGAAATCAATATTTCTACCATCAATATTTTTGCTAAATCCGTAGATAGGCACTTCAGTATTTGATGCGTTGAATCGATATTGTTCGCAAGGAACACCACTAATTGTTGCGCTGTCTGTTGGTTTTCCAAATTGGCTGGTTTCTGGCAACGAAGCATTGATTACTTTAATAAACTGCTCGTACCAATTGCTGTTAGCACTGTCATTCCATACAATAGTCTGATTGGATAAATCTCTGCCGTTGCTGTCAATAACAGATTCTGTTGTAGATATAGAAGTGAACTTTAAAAGTCCGTTGGCTGGCTGATTGCGCTTAGGGTTGTAGGATAGTAAACGTGCTAGACGTAGCACACTTTCACGACGTTCTGCTAGTTCAAGGAAGTTATCACGAGCGTTTAAATCAAATCTAAATGCTAGGTTTTGTCCCAAGAAAGCAATAAGGTCAATAAGGGCCAAGTATTCACTTGACTCAATATAATCGTTAAAATCTTCTGGATAATTTTCACGTAGATACGTGATCATAGTACGACGAAGGTTGTCAAAGTCGTACGATTTAAAGTCTGCGTTTTTAAAGCTCTGGTATACTCGTTTCCAGTCTTCTGCCGCTATTAGTTTATTTTGTCTATCTACACTTGCCATAATCAGCCCTCGATATTATATTTATCAAGTCTAAAAAGTGGGTAGATTATTAACTGAGGATGTTATTTTCTTCGTCAAATCTGAAGCGTAGTTGTTCAGAAATATTATAAGGCAAATAAGTTAAGTTACATTCTACTTGAATGCCGCTTTCATATTGGCTTACTATAAGGCTATCTACTTTAACTCTAGGGTCGTAGTTCATTATCTGTGTAACGTTTTCTGCAATAATATCTTTTAATTCTTCTGTTAAAGGATCGAATAAAAGGTCCCAAATAATACAACCAAACTCAGGATTTTCTAATTTTTCACCCTGTCTAATATGTAGATGATTCACAATATCCTGCTTGATTAGACTTAAATCATATAGTGTAAAACTACCTGTTGGGTTGCTAATTGTGCTTAGTCCGCGGTACGCTCGGCCCGTTGGAACGGCATCTGGTATTCCGTTTTGAGGGATTACACTTCTACCTGAGACTGAGTTATAAGTTGCCATAGTTTAATATTTATTTCTTATTTTTTTGATATCTTTTTGAAGGTATCAACGATTTTAGACTGTGTTCCATCTGTTACACTTGCACTAGAACTAGAGTCTGTTTTAGCAGGAGTATGGCCTGCTGGATTTAAATTTTCATGTCCTGACCACGGTTCGTGCTGTGGAATTCGCTTGGGCGCACTAGCCGATCCGCAGGTCGATGCCGCAGGGCCGTTCATATGAATTTGGCTGGCTGTTTCAACATGGTTGCCGCCGGCACTGATATTGCTCTGTCCGCTAACTGTTAATTTGCTGTCTGCACCTACAGACACTAACCAGTCTGCACCCGTTTCCGTGTGCATTTTTTCTCCGGCAATTAAATTTATATTTCTACCGGCTTTCATATTAATATCTCTGTCTGCTGTAATATTTAGGTCGTTTTTAGTATGGATACTAATGCTGTCTTCGGCAAAAATATCTATCTTTCCGTTGCTAGTCAATTCGATCCAAGTAGTACCTCGAGCATTACCTATGTAAATTAAATCTTCACTATTGTGTAAAAGAATCTGATGTCCAGTTCTTGTCCTAATACGAAATAATTCATTGTGAGGTATATCTTTGCTGCCGCCTTTGTCATCTACAGACACATAATTAGAAGCAGTTTCTGAAGCATGTCCTGTTCGTAGATAATTTTCATCGCCGTCATCCATTACTAAAGTTGTGCCGCCTAAACGACTAACAAAGGCTCCTTTAACAGGATTTTCTTTTGTTCCAACTGTACCGCGTGCCTGTCCAGATAATCTATCTACAGGCCCTGGGGTACTAATACCAAATACATTACTTGGGCTTTCTCTGCGAGCAGAGCTAGTTGTTATGCCTCTAATTTCATCTGTTAGTAAACCTTGTGTGCTTAATACTCCTGTAAACGGATGTACAGGTTTTTTAATTTGTGTAGCATCAGGTTGATTTCCTGTATTAAGTTTTTTATTGTATTCTGCTACAGGTTCTTTTGCTGGAGGAATTTTTGTATTCAATTCCGTTGCGGCAATTCCAGGAATCATAAAATTCATGTATTCATCCTGAACACAGCCTAGCCAGAAACCTTTGCTAGTATCGCCTTCAATAAAAATAACAACAACTATTCCTCCTTCAGTTGGCGGCACCATCCACATACCGTAACTTTTTTGTGTGTCGTCATAGGTATTATTTTTTCCCACATGCTCTAAACTAGTAACACCATAAAATGGACTTAGATACTGTACAGGATATGTGCTACCTTCACTGTTTGGTATATTACCAACATCACGCAATAACTGTACATGGAGTGTGCCCATATATTTGTTATCTTCATTTCTAACTACTCTTGCCAAGTGAGGGCCTGGATCAACTCTTCCACCGCTTACTTCATTACTTCTATTATTTTCATTAGACATTATGCGCCGCCTCTTGGTCTTCCTGGAATTGGTATTCCTGTATTAGTGTATTCAACTTGACTTTCTCTCGATCCTTTAGAAACAGAATCGATTGACTTCTTAGCAGTTTCTCCTGGACGTTGTGTTAATGATTTACCTTCGTCTGTGTTAGGCGGTAATACATTTTCACCTTTATATCCAGTATGATAAACTCCAGTATTACCTGTCTTAGGATCTGTCCAAGTAAATCTGCCGCCGCTATTTCCTGCACTCTTTCTTGCAGATGCAAATGCCTGTGCAAACGTTTGTTGTTTTGGAGGTTCAGGTTTGTTTGTTGCTTGTTCTGCTACAGGAACTTCTTGTTTTTTAACATCTTGTTTAGTTTCAGCCGGTGCTTCTTTAACTGGTTCTTGTATTGGTCTGCGTATTGCTTTTAATGTTTGTGTAAATTTTCCGCCTTTAAAGACGTTTGTAACTTCTTGAACATTATACAACCCACTAAATCCTGCATTTTGAACACCAGACATAAAGTCCATGTTTCCGGTGATAGAATTATAATCCGATGGTGTTCTAAAATTAACGATAACATCGACTTCGCCACTTTGATAATTCATTGCGCCACTGGATGTTTCATTAAAGTTTGCAGGAATGTCACTGAAATTTCCCATACCACTATCGGCAATATAGTAAGGGTCTCCTAGTATTTCTATGTCTGCTGTCATTAAATCTGCTTGACTGTTTAGTAATGCTTCGTAAAAGTTTTTAGCAACTAAACTACGATAGTCATCGTTTGGACCGCCACCAGCATTTTTATATCTTCTAAATGTTTCGCCTACAGGAACAACTGGAGCACCTTTTTCAACAGCATTTTTGTTTGCTTCGTCGTTGGTCGGTTGTCCTGCGGAACCTACGCCTTGGCCATTAATTTGCGGGTACACCGCGCCGGATAGTGCGTTTTTATCTGCATAAGCCGTTGTAAACAATCCTGCTTTTAATTGAATATTAAAAGTAAGAATATCTACGTTTTTGCCAGTGTAAATGTAATTGTATTCTTTAACTGCATTCTTTTTTAATTCATCGTAACCCTGTGGCTGTGCGCCTGGAGGTTTAAATCTGTGCTCGTGTACAAGATATTCAACAATTTTAAAAACATAAAGTTTAGGAATCTTTGCCCTGTTATTGTTTCCAGGCTGTGGCTTTAAATTGAATACCTGTGTTTCAATTCTAAACCATTTTTTAAATCCCATTTTGTCTGAAGGCGCCGTTGTGTTTGTTTTACAAAATTCGCTCATCAACAATACTTCTGTAATAGCATTAACTATTGTTGTGCCTTGGCCAAATTTAAAAACTTTATCCTTAGGATCGTAGACGTTGTCTTTTCTAGAGTTAGGCTTGTCTGGGTCTTTTTGTATTTGATCTTTAGGTTTTAATTGACTGTCTCCGCCAGTGTCTAGGTCAAATCCCATTTTTGATTTACCTATATCGTTTAAAGATTCTGAATTCTGCACGAGCATTTTTACAGATCCTGCTGTGCCGCCCACAGAGTTACTACTTTTGTTTAATGTTAATTTTTCTTGAACTTTTTTATCTTTTGATTCCGACGATGGATTAACTGTTGCTGATTGTCCAGCATCATCTTGAATTTCTGTAGATGATATCTGTGCGCCGTCTTTAGGAAAGATTATAACAATTTCGTCTGGAACATATTCTTCTTTGCCTGTTTCACTTCCTTGTTTGGCCATTTCTTTTGTACGCTCATTGGCCCATCTTTGCAGACTATTAGTACCCGACTGTAATATTTCCTGAACTGTTGTGCCGCTGATTTTTATATCTGATTTTAATGTGTTTACTTCGTCTGACAGTGCAGATTCGTTGTAAGGAATGGCTGTGCATTTATATCGACAACCAGAGGCAGAAATATCCATTTCTATCTGTCCCCAAGTAAAAGGAATGTGTCGATTTAAAACGTCGTCTACAGGAATAATATTTCCTGCGCTGTCATAGCCAATAAATTCTATGGTTAACAAAAAAGGCATTTCTGTATAGTTAACCATCATACCTTGATCCGATTGTGCGGCGGCGGCTAATTGTAATGTCTGTAAAAACATTCCTAAACTATAAGGTTCAAATATTTCAAAACTTATATTTGTAGAGTTTGTTCCTTTAGTTCTTTTATCGTAGGTTATTAAACTACCTATTTCAATGTTGTCAATATAAAAGTCGTATTTTCCTGTTGGGTTTGCCGCTGAAGTATATGCAGTCATAACTCTGTTGTCGGGTCTGCCTGCACCGCTACGTAAAATAATCTGTCCTAGTTGATTATTTTTATAACTTGTAGATGATTCTGGAAAATTTATTTGTTCACTAGTTAAAGCACTAATTGTAAAAATGCTGTTATAGGAAGAAAATTTTTCCAGTACATTTCGTTTAATACCGATACTGTCTGTTAAAGGCATATTATAATCCTAACACATCGAATAAACTAGATTTTTTAGGAATGTAAATTTTTACTCCAGATCTAAAATCAAAAATTGGATCTTTTATAGTGTCCATATTACGTTGCATGAACACCCACCATAATTTAGTAGAGCCATACAAGTCATATGCTAATAAATCAGGTCTGTGATTGTACTGCGGTTCAATTGTATAAACCCAATCGTCTGGCTCTGCACTAACTGGGCGCACATTGATAGGTGCAAGAAATCCTGGAAGTTCTTGTGTTTTAAACCACGGGCTTTTATTGTTATACGTTACCATTAAATGAATCCTGATTTATTGTTACCTGAACCAAGTACATAGTCTCCTTTGATAAACTTATCAAGGCTAAAGTTTCTAACTTGTTCTCTACTGTACAATGGCTGTACTGTAACTGTAATTGTACTTTTAACTGGTGCCCACGCGACACCTTGTCCTACGCTGGATCCTGGAATGTTAATTCCAACTAAAGATGCTGCCTTTGATACTACACCTGCACTAGGTGCGCCGGCAGATAGTCCTGTAGAAATATAATCACAATCATTAGGTAATTCTATTGAAAAGTTTGTAACTACCACAGGCACATCTTTGAATACATAATCTCCGTATCCGTTAAGTTTTAATACTGGAGGAGGTGCTCCTGCATTTGTGTCAGAACCGAATGCCATCTTTGTTACTGATTTTAGATAATGTACTGCGGCAATCCAGTATGCGGCTTCCACAGCATCTTCGCAGAAAAACTGTCCTGTAATTGTCATTGCATCAACTTTGCTGTTTTCATAAGACAAGAAAGGATAATTATTGTGTACAGGTGTCATTGGCTGGTAGTTTGCCGTATGTTGCATCTGTATTGAGGGCGTAAAAGGAAACACCATACCATTGGTTTCTATCAACGGACGCATAATAGAACTAGATTTATATGCTGGGTTAGTTGGGAGGCTTAAACGCACTCTCCAATCTCTACTTGCAGATGAACTAAAAATTGCAGATGCTGGATTACTTTTTGCGCCTGTTTCTCCGCCCGGGAGTAAATTAACGCTACGTAATGCCGCGCCAAACCCTTCCGTTTTTAATGTGTTTACCGTATTCCCGATAGTACCCAATGTACCGGCTACAGAGCCAGCAATAGATCTAGCACCGCTAACAAAATTGTTTAAGTCTAATGGCATTTTTGGTTATCCTTGTTAAACATATTTATTGACTTTATTAAGTGCATAGTTTATAATTTATAGTGAGGAGTCATAATTATAATGAAAAAAGTTAACTACCTGAATAACAAAGATTTGTTATCCGAGATACACAAAAGTAAGAACTCTTACTGTAGTTTTGTTAAGCCAGAGTACCATCAATACGACTTAATACTACCAAGTTTAGAAAAAATTAACATTAGAACCATCGCAGAAGCCAAAAGAGTTAAGGCTAAACGACAGCAACAACAAGCATTTGAAGCGGCTAAAGCCGTAAACCCCAAAGTTAAAGTAGCCGAGTTTGAAGTAGATTATAAGAAAATTGAAAAAACTGATTTAGTTTTTAGAATTATGACTTACGATCACATTCCGCTAGAACCTGGGCGTAAACGTACACCAAAAAGTCAGGCGGATCATAGAGAGAAAGTAAATTTTCCAGCGTTCCAGCACTGGAAATTTGACGACAATGACGAACTAATATGTGTAGGTAAAAGCCACTGGAAGGGCGGAATGATTAAGGGCAAGTTCAGTAAAGATCATGGTCAAATTACAGACACACTAGCCCGTATGTATATCAAACTCTGCGAACGATATGCTACCAGAGGTAACGTTAGAGGTTATACTTACAATGACGAAATGAAGGGTCAAGCAATCCTTCAACTTACACAAATAGGATTACAATTTGATGAAAGCAAAAGTGATAACCCTTTCGCATATTTTACCGCGGCAGTCACGAATTCGTTTGTCCGTGTCATTAATATCGAAAAGAAAATGCAAAACATCCGAGACGATATCTTGCAAGAAAATGGTATGAACCCAAGTTACACCCGTATGATTAATCAAGAATACGATAACGCAATGAAACGAGAGAATACACCGGCCGCAGAAGATTGACACGGCTGTTGTATTTTTGCTATAATAACCAAAAAGGATTATAATGTTTAAAAAAGTTGCGTGTTTTACAGACATACACTTTGGATTAAAATCGAACTCTAGTACACATAATCAGGACTGCGAAGAATTCGTAGATTGGTTTATTGCTGAGGCTAAAAAGGAAGGATGTGATACTGGCATCTTCCTAGGCGATTGGCATCACAATCGAAACAGTCTTAATATGTTGACTATGCACAGTTCAATCCGCTGTTTAGAAAAACTGGGCAAGGCATTTGATCAGTTTTACTTCTTTCCAGGCAATCACGACTTATACTATAAGGATAAGCGTGATGTACACTCAGTTGACTGGGGCAGACATATTCCAGGAGTAACTGTTATCAGCGAAATTACTACCATAGATGATGTTACACTAGTTCCTTGGTTAGTAGGCGATGAGTGGAAAAAGATGGAAAAGTTAAAAAGTCGTTATGTGTTTGGACACTTTGAACTTCCGTTGTTTATGATGAACGCAATGGTGCAGATGCCGGACCACGGTGAGTTACAGGCCAGCAACTTTAAGAACCCTGAATATGTATTCAGCGGGCACTTTCATAAACGCCAAGCAAAAGAAAATATTGTTTACATTGGTAATGCGTTTCCGCACAACTATGCAGATGCTTGGGACGACGACAGAGGCATGATGATTTTAGAACACGGAAAGAAGCCTGTGTATAAAGTTTGGAACGATGCTCCTAAGTTTAAGACTGTAAAACTGAGTCAACTTATTGACGAATCCGAAACACTAATTCTTCCTAAAACATATCTACGTGTAGGTATTGATATTGATATTAGTTTCGAAGAAGCCAGTTTTATTAAAGAAACATTTATGGCTCAGGAAAATATCAGAGAACTTACATTAATTCCTGAGAAGAAAGACGTAGAAATTAACACTAACCTTGATGTCCAACAGTTTGAAAGTGTAGATCAAATTGTTAGTAATCAAATTGCCAGCATACAAAGCGACACATACGATCCTAAAGTATTACTCGCGATTTATAATAACCTATGATTAGAATAAAAGACTTAACAGTTAAAAATTTCATGAGTGTAGGTAATGCTACACAGGCAGTAGATTTTGGTAAAGAACAACTTACCCTCGTCTTAGGCGAGAACTTGGACCAAGGAGGTGACGATTCCGGCTCTCGAAACGGCACGGGTAAGACCACTATCGTAAATGCACTAAGTTATGGGCTTTACGGACAGGCGTTGACTAACATTAAGAAGGATAATCTTATTAACAAGATTAATTCTAAGAATATGTTAGTTACTGTTGAGTTTGAAAAAGACGGACGTTTATACAGAATCGAACGTGGGCGCAAACCTAACATATTAAAATTCTATGTCGACGAGCAAGAACAAGAAAATGCAGATGTAGATGACGAAGGTCAAGGCGATAGTCGAGAAACACAGAAAGATATTGATGAATTACTAGGCATGAGTCATGATATGTTCAAGCACATTGTTGCATTGAACACTTATACTGAGCCATTTCTTAGTATGCGGGCCAACGACCAGCGTGTAATTATTGAACAATTACTAGGTATTACACTTTTAAGTGAAAAAGCAGAAACTCTCAAAGAGCAAGTACGTATTACTAAAGAAGAAATTACACAGGAAAGTGCTAGAATTGATGCTGTAAAGAAAAGCAATGATAAAATTCAAGAAAGCATCGACAGTTTAAAATTAAAACAAGCGGCTTGGCAACGTAGTAAAGATGCAGACATTAGTAAAATACAAAAAGCCATAGATGAGCTGGCTGGCGTGGATATTGATGCAGAAATTGCACAGCATGAAAAGTTAAAAGTATATGACGAACAAGCGGCTAGAATTAAAAGTCTTAACAAAGAAAAGGCTACCTTAGAAACTGCTGTGATGCAGGCTGATAAAACTGTACGAAAGTATCAGAAAGAAGTAGAACGACTAGAACACAAGACTTGTCCTGCGTGTGAACAAGAACTGCACGATCATAAACATGAAGAAATGATTAAAGCGGCAGAGAAAAATCTCGCTGATGCAGATACATACTTGTCCAAGGTAGCGGGAGATCTCGAGTTGATTATAAAGGAACTTGAGTCTATTGGAGACATCAACGGTCGTCCACAGACTTTCTATGACACACTAAACGAAGCCTATAATCATAGGTCTAATTTAGATAGCCTTGCTGTACAATTAAAAAATAAACAAGAAGAACGCGATACTTACCAAGAGCAGATTACTGAATTAGAGAATACTGCACTTCAAGAAGTAGCGTGGGACTCTGTTAACAGTTTAAATCTAATGAAAGAGCATCAAGAGTTTTTATTAAAACTGTTAACTTCAAAAGATTCGTTTATTCGTAAGAAGATTATAGATCAAAATCTTGCTTACTTGAATAACCGTCTGACTTATTACCTTGATAAGGTGGGTCTACCTCACACCGTTGTATTCCAAAATGACCTAACGGTAGAAATAACCCAACTCGGGCAGGACTTAGATTTTGATAACCTGTCACGAGGAGAAAGGAATCGCTTAATCTTAGGATTGTCGTGGGCGTTCCGCGATGTCTGGGAATCATTATACCAGAACATTAATCTCTTATTCATAGATGAACTTATCGATAGCGGTATGGACGCCAATGGCGTTGAAAACTCTCTGGGTGTTTTGAAGAAAATGGGCAGAGAACGTAATAAGAACATCTATCTAATTTCTCATAGGGATGAATTAGTGGGTCGAGTGAACAACGTGCTCAAGGTAATAAAAGAAAACGGGTTCACAAGTTATGCTAACGACATAGAAGTTTATGACTGACGACATCAAAGACGACACTCACGACCAGTTAGTTAAAGCGTTTATCGAATATTCACGCTGGAACGAACGATTTGAACGTTATGGATACTTTGCATCCAGTCAACAGGCTCGCGAATATCTGCGAGACATACGCGATTTATGCACAAAAAGGCGAATGGAAATACAGGCACAGCGGCGATTAAACAAAAAGGCCAAAACGACACAAGATGATTCAGAGTAACTGGTATATATGTGCATGTCGTGGCACTATCAAAATGTATTAGTTGAAGAAATACCCGAAGGCGTTATAGGCTTTGTTTATCTCATCACTAACAACCAATCTGGACAGAAATATATAGGCAAAAAACTAGCACAGTTTAAGCGTACAAAACCACCACTCAAAGGCAAAAAACTCAAAAGACGTAGCACAGTAGAAAGCGATTGGCGCGAATATTGGGGCTCATCTGAGAGATTACAAGCAGACGTCCACGCACTAGGTCCAGAAAAATTCACAAGAGAAATACTTTATTTTTGCAAATCCAAGGCAGAAATGTCTTATCTAGAGGCAAGAGAGCAGTTCGAACGTAGGGTTTTAGAAACTGACGACTACTATAACGGTATTATTAATGTTAGAGTAGGCGGATCAAATATACTAAGACAGCGTTTATTAGAACAAGCACAGGCAAAATCAAACGGTTAATGGCTAGCGCAGGCTAAATTCGTGCGCTCTATACCTGGACCTCGGGTCGCAGGGACGGAATTCTCTTGCCGTTAAGAGTACTCAGCAACTATCCTTAACAGGACGAGGATCGCAAATTGCCGCGGTTTTGCTGTTTTAAGAAGAAAAGGCTCAAGGAGAGGAGAAAAACCTCACGTAAGCAAGTATGATAGCGTATATTTGTTTACCGCCGTTGTGATAAGACGGAGCTCGTGGTACCGGACAACCGCCACTGTAATGCTCTAACGCTGTGTGACATTGTGCAACTCGGATAATGTTTTTAACTTTGCCCTGTGCGGGCGAAGTGTGACTGAACAATCTGGATAATGCTAAAGTGCTTCGCACTTAATAATGCTCTATAATTAAAATAAAACAAATAGTTCGAGCGAAGCGATGAACAGATGAACGCAGTGAATCTTGAAGTATTAGAAAAAGGGTAATCCTGATTTCTTAGTAGTTTCTAAATTCTCTTTGATAATATTCGATATGATTTCACGATCTTCATAGGATAATGCAAATGCGTCATCTATGGTGATGCTACCTCTCATATACCAGCACAATTTAAACAATTCGGTTCTTATGGACTTTGCTTCTTTATCTAGCCCCTCAACTACTCTTAGTGCGTCTTCGAGTGTTAGGCTGAAGAGCTTTACGCGAAAAAATTTGAAGCGTCTAGTCCTATAGGAGTTTCAAATTCAGCAGGAGCACCTTGAGCTTGCTCTTCTGCTGTAGTTTGAATTTTAAACGACGGCATTTGAAACTTAATGCGTTGTTTTTCCAAGTGATCGATGATTTTAGTATAAAATTCTTTGTCAGCATTATCGATAAACTCTTTAATAAATGCTGGATCACTTACTTCGCCTTCAGGCGTAACAACTTTGACTAATCCATTGGCCACTGATCTCATGGTAATTTCAGTTAATGCTTTAAAACTCTTATTAAATTGAGCAATCTTTTGTTCTTCTGTTAGTTCTTGACTGTTAACAATAGTAAAAATTCGTTGTTCTTCTAAACTTTTTAAAGAACTTTTAGTAAATTCTTCATAGGATAATGGACGTAAAAATGCAGTTAATTCATCATTAATTCGAACTTCTGGATCAAATGTAGCATCTAACAGTTTATCTAACGCTAATCGTAGGTCAGTAGTATACGTTTTTGTTTCTGATATGTTTGGAATAGCAATATCTACATCAATTTGTTCGCCATATGTTGCAATACGAATAGCAATTAATATAGCATCAATATCAATACTAGGAATTGCCCAGGCATTTTTAATATTAGGCATACAACTTTGAATAACATCAACAGTACTTTGACCATTTAACAATGCGTCTGGTGTTTTAATAGAAATTTCATCTCTAGCAGTCATAGCATAAACTGGAAACTCCATATTTTGTGTAGGTTCTAACGTGCCTGGTGGATAAAAATTACCAGAACTAGGCAAACGAACATAGAGCTTCGGTTGTCTAAAGTACTTCTTCAACGGGTTTTGCGGTACTGCTACTTGATTTTCCATGTGTTTTTACTCCAACTAAATAATATACTGCTGTGTCATTATATTTATATACGCAGTTTTTGACGGAAAAATTATGTCAGTAAAAGCCATAGTTCCTGGAGTAGGAACAGTTATTGTAGAAAACGCTGCCGAAGACTCGACTCTTAGACAGATACTTGCGGCAATTAATAAAAGCGGAATACCTGCAGGCGGAAAACCTGGTGCCACGCCCGGCGGTGGCGGTGGCGCAGGAGACAATGATGCTCGGGCTGAGCAAATGCGAAAAGGTGCTGAAACTGAAAAAGAATATAAGGCACGAATGAAACTAGCAGGAGATGCTGTATCTCTTGGTGCAGACTCATTTGCTAAAACATTTTCAAATACTACTCCTACAATTAAAGATTTTTCTGGTGTACTGGCACAAATGCCCGGCGCAAACATCAAGGGCGTTAGCGATGTAGTTCAGCAATTTGGCGGAACATTAGAAGATCAAATACAAATTTTTAGAACACTAAGTGGATCTGGTATTGACTTAGGTGATTCATTGTTACAAGCACAACTATCAGCAGGTGAAGCAAGACTTCCTTTAGAAATTTTTGGAAAAACTGTAAAAGAAAACAGCCAATCGCTGGCTATGGCGTTTGGATCTGCCACTGCTGGTGCTACTAAGTTTGCTGAAACACAAGGCAAGTTTATGGCACAGAGCGGTCAAAAATTTGCCGCGCTTGGATTTAGTATGGATGAACTAGCAACATATAATGCTAGTTACATGGAACAACAACAACGCAACGGTCGCTTGTCAAAGATGAGCACTGATGAAATTGTTGCAGGTCAAGAAAAATATAACGAAGAACTAGACAGACTATCAAAGGCAACAGGATTATCTAGACAACAGATAGATGAAGCCAATAAATCATCTCAACGTGATGCTAGAATGAAATTAGCATTAGGCAAATTAGATGCAGACCAACAGGCGGCAGTTAATGCTAAAATTAAACAGTTAGAACAACTAGATCCAACTGGTAAAATGGCCGCAGGCTTTAAAGATATTATTGCTGGCGGTGGTGTTGCTGTAACTGCTGAAGCAAGACAATTTGCATTGACAATGCAAAGTGCAGGCGTTGATGCTAGTAAAATGGGCCGAGAAATTTTTAACGGATCTAAGTCTGCTGTCGACGATATGAACGCTGGATTTAGTAAAGCCGCCAAAGCCAGCGAAAATATCAGCGAAGGCGAAAGAAGAACAGCCGCCGCAATGGCAACTATGGGTCAAATGACTCCAATGTTAGGTAAAGCAGTATTACAAGGCATGGGCGACTCGCAAAAAGCAGCCGCAATGGCCAAGGAAGAACAAGAAAAACGTCTGGCTGCATCTAAGACAGACCCAACAAGAGCAGTAGCAGGTTTAGATCAGACATTAACTAATGTACAAAATTCATTTAAGAAGTCATTTATTGAAAGTGGCGTACTAGATTTAACCGCAACTGGATTAAAATCGGCGGCAAGTGGTGCAGAAGCAGCCGCTGAAAAATTTGCTAAGTTAGATCCAGCCGCAAGAATTCCAGTATTGTTTGGAGCCGCACTAGGTAAAGAGATTGCAGATGCTCTTATTAAGGCTGGTGTAGGTACTGCAATAGGTTATGCTGGTGCAAAAGCCGCTGGCATGGATTATAAAAAATATGAAGAAATGAAAAAAGGTGGCGGTGAACCTAAAGGTGGTGAACCTAAAACTCCTAAAGGAGAACCAGTTAAGCCAGGAGCAGCCGCAGAAGCCGCAGAAGATGTTGCAAAAGCCGGAAAACTAGAAAAAATTGTTTCCACTATAAAGAATCCATGGGCCTGGGCAATAGCAACAACAGCAGGATTAATCATTTATAAAGATGAAGTTGTTGATTTTCTAACTCCAGACTTTTTAAAGACAAAAACAAATGCGGCCGCTAATGCACAAACGGAAAATACTAAAAATACAGTACCTGGTGCAGAAATACCAAAAGCAAATGCACCAAAACCTCCAGAGACAAATGCTGCCGAACCTGTAGCAAAGTTAAATCAAGAAGTTAATGCACTTAAAACGGCATTAAAGGATGTAGATTATTCAAAATTAATGTTCCCAGAGGCAGTGGGTTCAAGTATCGATGCAGGTGTTATTAAATTAAAAAATCTTAGAGAAGAAATTACTACAACAACTAGTGCATTTAAAGATTTGAATAACACTAATTTAGATCAACTGAATAATAACATTAATAAATTAAGCGAAACCATCAAGAGCTCTATGAAGTCTGAGCAAAAAGAAGGAGCACCTGGAAACGTAAAAGTATCCGATGCGTCCAGCAAAGAGATGGTAGACCTGTTAAATCAGTTAAATATGAATATGAGTCAATTAGTCTCACATCAATCAGACGCTGTGGATTATTTGAGCAAGACAGCCAAATACACTAGACAAACTTCAAATAATAGTGCATAATAGGAATTAATAATGAGTTGGAAAAGACATTTCTCTCCAGTAACAACAGGCAACGTTAGCCCGATATCCGGCGCAGGCGGAAAGCCTGGTCCTGCACGATCCAACTATAGTTCCTATCTTCCAGATGTTTACACTGGTAGTCCAAATCGTGTTGAGCGTTATATGCAGTACGACACCATGGATTGGGACAGCGAAGTTAATGCCGCATTGGACATTCTAGCAGAGTTTTGCACACAGAAAAATAAAGAAAACGGTACACCGTTTACATTACAATTTAGAAATCGTGCTACAAATTCTGAAATTAAAATTTTAAAGGAATACCTACAACAGTGGACTAAGTTACAAAAACTTGATACACGTATGTTCCGTATTGCACGTAACTTGTTCAAATACGGCGACGGATTCTTTGTACGCGATCCAGAAACACAAAAATGGTATTACGTTGATCCGGGTAAAGTTGTAAAGATTATTGTTAACGAAAGCGAAGGCAAGAAGCCAGAACAATACGTTATCCGCGACTTAAACATTAATTTACAGGATTTAGTTGTAACACAGATTAATCCTAATACACAAAATCAACAGCCTGGTGGTGCCGCTTATACACAAGGCGGCAGCGGTGCTCGCGGTATGACAGGATCATATCCTCAGCAGTCAGGAACACGTTTTAGCAAAAGTCAAAATGAATTTGCTATTGATGCTAAACACGTTGTACATCTTAGTCTAAGTGAAGGCTTAGACAACAATTATCCTTTTGGTAATTCGCTGTTAGAATCTGTTTTTAAAGTTTACAAACAGAAAGAATTACTGGAAGATGCTATTATTATCTATCGTATTCAACGTGCTCCAGAGCGTAGAATTTTCTACATTGACGTAGGCAATATGCCTAGTCACTTGGCCATGAGCTTTGTTGAAAGAGTTAAAAATGAGATTCATCAAAGACGTATTCCTAGTAGTACAGGCGGTGGCAGTGCTATTGATAGTGCTTACAATCCGTTGTCTATCAATGAAGACTACTTCTTTCCACAGACAGCAGAAGGTCGTGGAAGTAAAGTTGAAACGCTACCGGGCGGTACTAACCTGGGCGAAATCGACGACTTAAAGTATTTTACTAACAAGTTAATGCGAGCTCTACGTATTCCTAGCAGTTACTTGCCTACAGGCGCAGATGACAGTCAAGCGGCATTTAATGATGGACGTGTAGGTACAGCATACATTCAAGAACTACGTTTTAACAAATATTGCGAGCGTTTACAAACGTTAATGATCAGTACATTTGATACAGAATTTAAATTATTCTTGTATAACAAAGGTGTAAACATTGACTTTAGTTTGTTTGATATTCGTTTCCAAAGTCCACAAAACTTTGCCGCATATCGTCAAGCAGAGTTAGACAATCAACGTATCAGTACTTTTGCACAGGTAGTAGCATTGCCATTTATTGCTAAACGGTTTGCACTAAAACGTTTCTTAGGTATGACAGACGAAGACTTAGCAGAAAACGAACGTCTGTGGAAAGAAGAAAGCGGTATGGCCAAGTCTAACGCAATGGATGCCGCAGGAGAATTGCGTACAGCAGGTGTAAGCCCAACGGGCATTGCCGCAGATGCTAGTGCTATGGCAGGAGAAACACCAGCACCCGAAGGTATGGCACCTGAAGCAGGAGCAGAAGGCGGTGCGCCAGCACCAGGTGCCGCTCCCGCGCCAGCCGCTCCACCAGCATAAATAATAATATGATCCTACGCGAACTATTTTATTTTAATCGTGAAACTGCTGAACTAGAGCAGGACGACAAGTACATGGCTAAACGTGATACTGATGTCCTTAATGGTTTAGAAGACACACGCAAGACTCGTTTAACTCTTGGTCAAATCAACGAGTTACGTAGAGCATCCGACCAACACGTCAAAGAAACTCAAGCAGAGCTAGAATTTATCGCTCGAATGTACGCGGCACCTCCACCAGCCGCTTGATAAATTAATACATGAATCACGCCTTTGTGTTAGGCAATGGTCGTAGCCGTATGGCCATTGAACCTAACAGACTAAAAGCTCTTGGCAAATTATACGGCTGTAACGCATTGTACAGGGACTGTGACCCAGATTATCTAGTGGCAGTAGATGCCAAAATGGTATTGGAAATCACAGATAAAGCAGTACACAGGCGTATCCCAGTATGGACTAACGTCAATACAAAACTTAAAAATATCTACGATTTAAACTTTTTTAACCCGTCAAAAGGCTGGAGTAGTGGGCCTACAGCACTATGGCTGGCCAGTACACACGGCTACGATACAATCTATATTCTAGGCTTTGACTATAAAGGAATCAACGATAAACTAAACAACGTTTACTCGGATACTCCTAACTACAGACGCAGTACAGAACCTGCTACATTTCATGGTAACTGGCAACGTCAAACCGAATCTGTTATTAAAGAATTTACTGATACTAAATACATTAGAATTACTGAACCTGGTGCATTAGAGTTCGGGTGGCAGAAATACAAAAATTATAGTACAATGACTTATGATGAGTTTAAGTCTGTGATATTTTATTAAAATTTCGTATTTTGAACCGGTTTGCACCGGTTTTTTTATATACATAGTAAATACATCGACAGCCTTGCGGGTGAATAACCCCATCACATATATAGGAGAACATAAATGACTGATCGCGCAAAGTTCGAGCAGATGCTTGAATATCTAATTAATGAAGACAAACAAAAAGCCGAAGAATTGTTCCACGAACTAGTGGTAGCAAAATCTCGCGAAATTTACGAAAACTTGTTGGACGATGATCTACAATTTGATCAACCAGCAGAAGAAGCATTTGGTTTAGAAGCTCAAGACGAGCCAGCAGCCGATTTACTAAGCGATATCGATGCCGATGAACCAGAAGATGACATGGACGGTGGCGAAGGTGG